AATGGTTGATTTACCAAAGACTCAATTTTTTAGTTTCAAAGATTCAGATGGATTTGTTTATGGATTCGATGCTATGTCATTCTATCAATTAATTTATGTAAACAAGATACTAACAAATCCGTATACGCGACGCGATTTTCAACCAGAAACAATCGACCATTTTTGCAAATTGATAAAATACTCATCTTTTCTAAAAATGCCTTTAAACACCATTATGGAAAAAGACGTGGTAACTCCAGAACAAGAACAAGAACTAAAAGTAGTTGAATTATTTCAGCGAATGAATTCTTTAGGAAATTATGCGGATTCAAATTGGTTCATGCAATTAAATAATGTTCATTTGATTCGGTATTTGAAAGAATTAAGCGACATTTGGAATTATCGTGCTCAACTAACAGATGCCATTAAACGCACCATTTGTCCTCCTTATGGCAATCCATTTAGGAATGTTCGATATCTTAGACTCAACTATGATAGCGATTTATATACTTTACGACAAGAACTCATTCTTGTGTTAGATATATTGATTAATTCGGGAATAGACAAAGATAGTCAAACACTTGGCTCATATTATGCATTAAGCGCACTAACACTTGTTAGTCATAATGCATCCATTGCTTTACCTTGGTTATATCAATCTGTCCAATATTATTAACATTCTAACAAATAATGTCTTATTTAACATGCTAATAAATAATATATTATTTTATGCGTTAAAACACTTAAAAAGAATCTATTTAGATATAGTATAAAATGTCTAAGACTAAGAATACCAAGACTGCTACTCCCGCTGTTGTTTCTGAGCCCGTTGTTGTGAAGGTGGAAGTTGCCCCCAAGATTGAGGCTGTCGCTGTTGAGAAGAAGGCTGTTGCCAAGAAGGCCACTAAGAAGTCAGCTGAGACCCCCGTTGTTGTTGCCCCCGTTGTGTTGGAGGAGGTTGTTTCTTCTGCTGAGGTCACCACTTCCCCCGCTGAGTCCACTCTGGTTGAGCAGTCCACCGACTTCTTTGCCAAGCTCCAGCAGTTGAGCTCTGTCATTTCTAGCTTGAAGGCTGAATATCGTTCTCTCGAGAAGAAGTGGACCAAGGAGCTCAAGAACTCTGCCAAGAACAGCAACAAGAAGAGAAAGCGTGCCGCCAACCGTGCTCCCAGTGGATTCGTGAAGCCCACCCAGATTAGCGACGAGCTTGCCACCTTTTTGGAGAAGCCCACCGGCATTGAGATGGCCCGCACTGAGGTGACTCGTGATATTAACTCTTACATCAGAACCAACAATCTGCAAGACAAGACCAACGGACGCAAGATTAACCCCGATGCGAGACTGGCCAATCTTCTGAAGATTAACTCTGGTGAGGAGCTTACCTACTTCAACCTCCAGAAGTACATGAGCCGTCACTTCAGCAAGACTGCCAAGCCCGTTGTTGCCACTGTGTCCGCTTAAATAAAAACCACAAAAAATGATTTATAATAAAAATATTGACTAAATAGTTAATATTTTTGGCTCAACTGTTTCTAAAAGTTGAAACTGGCTTATACTTGACTTCGAATAAACACATTCGAAGTGATTTTATTATTGTGTCTATTTTCTTTGACTTTTTAGACTTAGCTAAAATACTTATTTTGGAATACAATTTAGAAGAGCTTTTGACCATATGTAACATGGGGTTTGAATTAAAATGTATAGCAATATATCCGCAAAATGAAAGTTGATTTTCTTCTGTTAGTTTGAATTGTATTAAATAATCATGATTTGCTGAACACCATTGAATGAATTCTGGATAATTGCTCATTAAAATAGCCGTAATAATGTAATACACAAATGCGTTTGTTTCTTCTTTATATCGTTCTAACAAAGTAGGGTCTGTATATAAATCAGTATATTTCAATTTCATATGTGTTAGTAGCTTATTCATTTGAAACACACAATGAACTCTTTCATATGCTAACAAAAAATCCACAAAGGATAGAAAAGAACTAGAATCTCCTTCCGACCATCGAAAACTAACAATTAATGCATTCATTACTCTTGCCCAAAATTCAGTGTATGCTTCAAATAATAAAATGGGAGTGGGGATATAAAATGTTTCTCTCAATTTATCTTCGGATACTTTTACATCCATTTTTGAAAAATCGAGCCCGAGTGCATGCATTGATTCATGAATAAACACTTTAAACCACTCTTCTAGTCGATAAATCGCAATTTCTCCATTTAAAGGACATGATGTTGTTATTCCCGTATTCACGTGATTTGGAGAAATTACTGTATTTTCTGTTTTGGGTACATTCTTTTCAAGAGATGTTAGGTATACAAAAATGTCTAATTTGTTAGCACATGTATCCGTCGTATGTTTGTTAGATGCATATAACCAAAGTAACATGTTATCTACATAAGAATTCATCATTTGAATGTTAGGTTCTTTCCATTTTTTTGTCAAGGTAACCTTTTCAAATATAAAATGAATGGTGATTGTTTTATCTAACAAATAAACAGTGTATGTCGATAAAAAGACGGATTTCTTTTTAATATGGTCTACCACGGTGCTATCAATATATGAAGACTGTAAATGAGAACATAGTGGAATGTCTTCTTCTTTGCGGATAGTCATCATTTTCAAATGGTAGAATTCGGGGTCTGATGTTTTTGCCTCTTCTATCCATTTGTTAGCATCTAACAAATCATCAAATATAGTTTTCAAAATAGAATGTGCATGGTCTGGATTATCTAAATGAGGAATCTTATTGTTTGATATAAAGAACTCCATTAATGTATTGCATTTGTTAGTTGGACATAGTTCCATCTTATATTAGAGATAGGTTATTATTTTACAACCTTTATCATTTATGTTTATTATTGGAGTCCTTATAACTAACAACTAACAAACAACCTTTGATATATAAACTTATATTTGTATATTATATGAAATCTACTAAAAAATATAGAAAACGTGTTAAAAAAACTAGAAAAAATAACAAAACAAAAATGGTTGGTGCTGGATTATTCAGTTTTGGAAAAGAAGTTTTAGAAAATATTATATTTGAAGAAAAAAAACCAACCAATTTTGAAAATTTACAAATTATGAATAAAAAATATAATAAAACATATGTAACTTCTGTTACACCCGATAGTGGAAAAAGATATGTTGTTTTTTTTATAACACCCCAAACACTTTTGTTCAATAATATAAATGCAACACGAGTTCCTAATTTTTTTATAAATAATACAATAAAAAATCTAAAAATAAAAAATCGTTATGTAAATTATTTAGTAAAAATTGAAAATACATGGTATGCCATTTTACGAATTGTGTTTGCATTGAATACAAGTTATTGGGCTAGTTACACATATACTATATTTTATAAATTGAACGAGGGTGTTATTCAATTTAATGAATATGAAAATAGTATCGTAATAAATGAAATAAATTATTATAATAAAACAGAATTTACTTTTGGACTTTTTAAAGATACAAGTGACACATTATTACTAAAAGAAAATACATATACACCAATAACAAAGAATAGTGGGGATATTTTTTATGCATTAAGAAAATTTCGTAATGTGCAAATAGAAAGTTTTAGCATAAAACAAGGAGCAGTCAATGAACAAATAAATGAATTCATCACATCAGATTAATTTATTTCTTTACTTCGGAGGACAATGCTTTTCTTACCTTCATTAATGCAAGTGCTACCGTCGACGGCATCCCTTTTCGGTTTATCATTAATTTGGCATTTCGCGTATTTAACAATGCTTCTTTCAAATCGGGGTGTTGTGAAAATTTGGCCATTAATGCGGTATGCATTGCATCAAGCCGATTAAACCCACCATCTCGATTGACATTTGGCTCTCTGTATTGAATGCCCTTGTGTTTGCCCGTTTTTCGGCCAGCCGATTTAGCAATATCTACATTATTGCCTATTTCAACCCTCGAATTTATCGCAAATTGCCTATAAAAATTGGGATTATGTTTTTTGAATTTAGCTCCTTGATAATAATTCTCCGCACTCAACCACTTCATGCCATCCAGTTCAAAGGGTTGCATCCATTCATTGGCTAATTTGTTTCGCCATTTTGGGTCCGACGATAATTCCGCATACTCTGATATGACATTCTCGGGAATTTGTTCTCCGTTCCCATATCCCGGCAAATTGTTTGCTGAATTTTCATATATGACAAATACTACACTATCATCGTACAACGCATTATCATACACTTCATTCACTTCATTGGTTGGATTCATAAATTGAGGAATTCTGGAGAACCCCGTATTTTCATATTCAATGCATTTATCGGTAATCATTCGTTTGATATCATACGGCAATTCAATGTATTTCATTATTCGTCTTCCTTTGTAACTAACAAGTTGATAATCTGCTTTAGACCTAGATAGGATAATATAATAATCTGGTTGAAACAATCCCTCGTGTTTGTATCCACACTGTATGACATTGTTAATGTCTAGTTGCATATACTCATTTTGCAATAAAATGACAAACTTTACATTTAGTATGCGTTCGACTTCGGAAATTGCCCATGTTTCTGCCCAAAAGGCACACGTTCTTATTTTCTTTTGAAATTCGGATAAGGTGTTGACTCCTTTCATGAAACGGTATTCGTGGAAATATCTGTCAATCATTTTTTTTTCATTTTTCAATTTGTTGAAAAGAATTAAATTGTTTTCTCCTTCACGAATAATAGTTTGCTGTGTAACACGGTCAATTGTTTTAGTAATAAGCTGTTTTAATTCGACATTTCTAGCTTGGAGCTGTTTAATATATGTTTTATTTTTGTCGTCTAATGCAGAAAGAGCATCATAGAAATGTTTATATTTGGCAAAAATGCCTTTTGAAATGTTAATCGCCAATTTATGTCGTAACTTGTCTACCGATGTTTGCAATCCAATGCTAGAAAATGCATCTTTAATTGCAGTAAAGAAACACTTATCACTACCTTCTGTTTCATCTAACAAATAGTTCTTGTTTTGCATGAATTTGTTTACCCATGAATCTTTTTCTGAAACGTGATACTTTTGTCGCATATCAATCGCGTCTGTTCGACTTTCTTCGGATAAAGGTCTATGAGAAACAGCACCCGATAAAAAGATGTCTGCATGTCTGGGCGGAATTTTAACAATCGTTGTTACCCGTTTTGTTAGTGTAGGTGTCGATGGAATGTCTGGACTAATCTTTACGTCTGGTATTTTTCTGATTTTATATAACAATTCACTACTAACAAATGAATACAACAAAGGCACCATTTTGCATGTGATTTTAAGTCGGCTATTTGGGCCAATGTATTTGGATAGCGCATTTGTTAGAAATTCATATATTCCTATCTGAATAACACTGTCATCTGGTTTTACTAAATAGATTGGAAAATACGATATGTTTTTGTTAGTATGTTTGGGTTGTCCAACTGCAATAATCACATTTACTCCAAGTAACATAATTTGATATAAATCACTCTCCATTTTAGTATCATTCAAATTGACTGTTCGAATTTCTGCATAAGTTAAGGTTGGGTCAATCACAGATACGACCATTTATATGTGAGGATATATTTGTTCATAA